GGATAAAAAGACAACTAGGAACGAGACAATACATAAAATAGTAGATAGCTACACAAACAAATTGACAAATAATGTCACGGAACTGTCCGCGACAAATCTGGACAGTCCGGACTTGTCCAGGCTAGATACAGATACAGATACAGAATATATATTACTTACAGAAACTAAAGTTTCTGAAACAAATAAATCAGAAATTAAAAAAGAAGAAAAACAAAGATCCAATACGAAACAAAAAAAGATTCTTACATCTTTTCCTGAAAACTTTGAAGTAACTCTCGAAATGTGCGAATGGGCAGTAAATGAAGGCGTTCCAGAAGCCATGATTAAAAAAGAAACTCAAAAATTCAAGGACTACTGCTTATCTAAAGATTCTAGATACAAGGATTGGCTTGCAACTTGGCGTAACTGGATGAGAAACGCAGTGCTTTACAACTACAAGAGAACAGCATGATTAAAGACAATAAAGTTTTAATAGAAAGTGAGCAAGAAGTGCTTGGTAGTTTGTTAAAAAACAATTCTTTCTACGATGAAATTAATCTTAATGCATACGAATTCTTTGTTAAATCACATCAGGATATTTTTTCTGGAATACAAGCATTTTTAGAGAAAGGTAAAAACGTTGATTTGATACTCCTTGCAGAACATTTTGATAAACAAGGAATGCTTGAATCAGTTGGTGATTTGAAATACATCGGGCACCTAGTGCAAAGCGCATTATGCAGGAACATTAAATCACACGCAAAAAACATATCAGACGCTTACAAGTTAAGAAAATTGAAAGAATTGATTAATACGCTTAGCGATGCAACAGAACAGGGAAATGATATCGATGATGTTTGCGAGATAGCAGAAAACGGTTTTGCTCAGTTTGTATCAACTGATGGTAATAGCGGTATGGCTCACATCAAGAATGCAGTGATTGAAGCAATCGAATGGGAAGATAAAGAAGTAAATGGATTAAAAACTGGTTTGCGTGATCTTGATCGGTTGATAAACGGATTGAACAAAAGCGATTTAATCATTCTAGCAGCAAGGCCAAGCATGGGGAAAAGCAGTCTAGCAGGCCAGATTGCTGAGCATATCGCGTTAAAAGAAAGCGTTGTTTTCTTTTCGTTAGAAATGGCGAAAAGACAAGTTGCTGCACGGATGATTAAGTTTCATGAAGAAAGAGTCGGGAAATCTCAAGCAATAGCTCATCTTGGGCAACTAAAAATGCACATCGATGATACGCCAGCAATCACAGTAGGCCATATCAGATCAAAGTGCAGACAGGTAAAACGTCAGCATGGTTTAAGTCTTATTGTCGTTGATTACATCCAATTGATGAGAGGGGAAGGCGATAACAGGAACCAGGAAATAGGATCAATCTCGCGCGGTTTAAAGGGCATTGCAAAAGAATTTGATGTGCCGGTAATAGCATTATCACAGCTTAACCGTGAAGTCGACAAAAGAGCTGATAAACGTCCTTTAATGTCTGATTTGCGTGAATCAGGTGAGATTGAGCAGGATGCTGACTTAATACTGTTTATTTATCGGGACTACGTTTACAACAGCGAAAGTGAATTCGGAAATATTGCTGAGATTATCTGTAGGAAAAACAGAAATGGTGCAATAGGCGATATTCAAACTCAGTTTGAAGGTTCGACAACACGTTTTAAAGATTACAACGGCGAGAAAGTTGTTAAGTTTCAAAAGAAAGTTGAAAGAAGTTTTGTTATTTGAGGCATAAGAAAATGAGAAGAGAAGAAGCATATACTTTTTCACATGAAAAAGAATTCATCGATTCAATCTCTTGGACGAGGTTGATATGAACGAAGTATACAGAGAAGAATCAGCGAGAAGCGCGATAAACAATGCTTGTAATGTTGCGCTTAAAGAAATGGACAAGCTGCATGCTGAGAATAGATTGCTGAAAGCGAAAGTGGAAGATCTTGAATCTTTCAAAGCGAATAATGGCGGCCAGGCGGAATACTGGAAAGCAATGGCTTTGAATGAGAAAAGGATGAGATTTCAGGAAACTGAAAAAGGCAATTTTTCTTTGATGATGATGATTATTGCTTTTATCTTAACTTTCATAATGGTTGGCTTGGTTGCGTGGATGTGAAAATGGATAAGACGCCAGATCAAAGAATAGATGAAGCGCTTGAATTAATTTTAAGAGCATCCGGATCATCGCTCAAAAACTATACGGTTCCATTAAATTTGGAAAAGATGAGATCAGCGATGCGCAAGGTTATGTCTGAGTCGTATATCGCTGGATCAAATGCGATGTATGAGGCACTGAAGAAAGACAAATGACATGCCACTGCAAAAAATGGACATTACTAGAAAAGTTTCCTGGTTTAGTTGTGGCGCAGCATCTGCCATTGCTACCAAATTAGCTAATCCTGATGTTATTGCGTACTGCGAGACCGGTAGCGAGGACTATGACAATAAGAGATTTATGGCTGACTGCGAGGTTTGGTTTGAGAAGGGCATTACTATTCAGTAGCACATGGGATGTTTGGAAGAAACGCGGATATCTGGCTGGAATTGCCGGAGCGCCATGTACTGGCGAGTTGAAAGTAAAACCAAGACTAGATTTCCAATTGCCGAATGACATTCATGTTTTTGGGTACACGGCAGATTCAAAGGATGTTGCCAGGGCGGAAGGATTAAAAGAAAACTGGCCAGATTTGATCATTGAAACACCTCTAATCGATCGCGGAATAACTAAGGCAGCATGTCTTGCAATGCTACATACGCTTGGTATTAAAGAGCCAAGAACATACGCAATGGGTTTTCCAAACGCAAACTGTATCCCATGTGTTAAAGCGACATCTGCGTCATATTGGGCATTAGTAAGAATGTATTTTCCTGCCGAGTTTTGGAAGATGGCGAGGATATCAAGGGAATTGGGCGTGAAGTTAACAAGGCTAAACGGCGAGAGAGCTTTTATTGATGAAATTCCAGAGGATCATCCAGTAACCGAGCCGATAGCGCCAGATTGTGATTTTCTATGTTCTATGGCTGAACAGGATTTGATAGGGGCGTGACATGTTTTTGCGAACAATGCAGCTCAGATCCAAAGCCTACATACACCGAGAAATTTAAGCATGAAAGTTTTGTTCGACAAATCGCAAGCCGTGACGGCGATAGTATCAGAGAGTTTTTGCAAGGATTCAAAGAAAAGCGCGGTGAAGTTGAGTATCGAAAGTTGAGAAGTGATGTTTTGAAAGTGTGGAGGAACAAGTAATGCTTAATTACGAAGAACAATTCGGCGGTATCGATTGCGTAAGACAGGATGGAGACAGGGTTGCTCATTTGTACTTCTGCAATCTTGGAAGATACGTAATCCAGGATTTGAATTACAGCACAACAAGCGAAGAACTGCGGCAGGTTGCTGATAAGATGGATGAATTGAATGGTGTGAGAAGTGAATAAACAATACTTCATCCTATCTCACGATACGGCGCGTTATATGGCTATACAGGCGATAAAAAACGCTCCTGAGGGATATGTGGTGGAGATTAAAGAGCCAACAAGGACGCTAGAGCAAAATTCAATGTTGCATGGCCAGCTAGGAGATATATCGCGGCAAGTAGTGTGGCATGAGCAGAAATTTAATCCAGTGGTTTGGAAGCGGTTAACAACATTTTCATATTTGCGAGAAATTAATGAGAAACCATTATTGATACCTGCATTAGATCAATCTGGCGTTGATTTAATTTACGAAAAAACTTCACGAATGGGCGTAAAAATGATGTCAGGTTTGATTGAATGGAATTTCGCATTCGGCGCAGAACACAATGTAAGGTGGACATACAAATGACAAAAAAAGGATTAGTAGAACTAGCAATAGAAGCAGGATATTCAGAAGAAGAATTCAGACAAGAATTGAGCAATGTTTACTGCGCAATGAGTGACATGGATCTAGACGAAGATCCTGAAGGCACGATTGAAGAGGAAATGCTATTCAGCGGACATAAGCTGATAGTCAGGATTCATAGGGAATTTTTGAATTGAATAAATCTGAGCGTCATTATCATGATGTGCTACGCGATATTGGCTGCGTAATATGCCGTGAGCATTTTAACGTGTATACGCTTCCGGAAATTCACCATATAGCGCAAGGTTCCGGATTGCGTAGCCATTATCTTGCCGCGCCGCTTTGCATCTCTCACCATCGACAGGGCGAAACATCATTACATGGAGCAGGAGTAAAACAATTTATACGCATGTTCAGGCTTGGATCTGAATATCACTTGCTGGAACTTGTTAATAAATATCGTTCCCAGGATGGAATATGAACATACCAAAACCAACAGACGAAGAACTAGAACAAGGCTATCAAGTCTGCCCATGCAATCGTAACGTACATATACTGCAAGCTGGATTCGAAGTATGTCACAAGCCATGTCACAGATGCGGTTTTAGTGTAGTAGATAAGAGTGAGTTTTTTATGAATGTTGGATCTGAGATTTTAAGTAAATGAAACACGCGCACTACAAAAAAGACGTGTCACACATTGAAATGATTGATATCTATAAAGTGCTTGATTTATTTGAAGTTAATCATCCGTGTGCACAACATGCGATAAAGAAAATAATGTGCGCAGGTACGCGTGGTAGCAAAGATAAAAAACAGGACATTAAAGAGTCTATTGATTCGTTGGAACGCATGCTTGAGATGATAGAAGAAGATGCTTACACAAAGCGAATTGATAATGAAATATGTTATTAATCAATTTGTTATGGTATAATTTAAACTATGATACTTGCTCTAGATCTTGGCAATAAATACGGCTTCGCTATTAAGCAATCAGCATCAATCCATAGTGGATTCGAAAGGCTGGTTAGCAAGCAAGGCGTAAATCCAGGCAAGAAGTTTCACTTATTTGACAATTGGCTTTCTTATGACTTGCCAAAAGGAATTAAGCATGTTTATTTTGAGGACGTGAAAAGACATGTGAGTTTATATAATGCCCGTGCTTACTGCGGATATCTCGCAATACTGCAAGCGTGGTGTGCAAGAAATGATATTAAGTGCGAAGGCGTAGGCGTAGGACAGATAAAAAAATCCTGGACAGGCAAAGGCAATGCTACAAAGGAAATGATGATCCAGGAAGCAAGACGGCGCGGGTTCGATGTTGTTGATGATAATCACGCTGATGCGCTGGCATTGTTGCATTGTGTTCTAGACAGATAATGGCTTTACCGCATTGGCAATATAAAAATCCTCAAGATGTCTTGGAGTGGAAGCAAGAATATGAAAAGAGAAAATCATGTGTTGGTTGCATGCACGGATTCAAGATGATTTTTAATTCAGGCGAGGCAATGGGTTGCGATAAAAATCGCAGATGGGGTAAACGATGCGAGTATTACCAGGAGGTTAAATGACTATAGAAGAGGCTTTGTTTAAATCCACACACGAAGCATTAACTTTTGCCTTTAATTATCTTGGGCAACAATCTCCAAAAACGCCGTTGATGAGTTTGACTGTTGATAAGGATAGGCCGCCAATAGGGAGCGGTAAAGGACTGGTTGGTTTAGACGCTGCGGCTCAGGCAGGCATGATACTCGCGGAAGTATGCCGGTTGCCAGATGATCAGCACAATGTGATTGTTGCGCGATATTATAGAGTTACTCATGAGTGTAGATGTTGCGGTCAGAAAGCGCCTACGGATGAATGGAAATCATCTATAGATTATTTATCTCATTGCATAGAATTGGAGGGCGTGCATAGAACGGTAAGACTATTGATGGTAGAAAAGGCTATATGCGGTGGTAGATTAGAGATTGATCTATTATGCAAAAACTTTTTAATTAGCAGAAGTGCTTTATATAAACAGTTTGCAGATATTAAAAACAAACTCAGAAAGATCGAAAAGATCGCAATGATTAATCTCGATAATGCGTTTACACATAAGAATCAGTTAATTGCTTGACATATTGGACAAAATGTACAAAAATAGCAATTAATTAATACTATACAAAGCTCGCGCATAAAAAACCGCGGGCTTTTTTTATGCGTAAATCAGGTTGGCCGACAACGTCTCGGCATGAACGCGGGTACGGATCGAGTTGGGATAGATTGCGTATCGCAGTGCTGAAACGTGATAACGGATTATGTCAATGTTCTGATTGTCAGGGTGGGAAGATAAGATTAACTATTGCAAATGAGGTTGATCACATTGTCCCGAAAGCTAAAGGCGGAACTGATGATATGAGTAACCTGCAAGCAATTAACAGCGTATGTCATAAAGCCAAAACAGCGTCAGAGCAAGGCCTAACATTAAAGCAAAAAATAAAAATTGGATTGGATGGATTCCCAATTTAGCGGTATCGGCTCACTGAGAGAACCAAATAAAGTGGGAAATGAAAGGCAACAATCAATTAAAAATGAAATGAAAGTGGTGAAGTAAATATGCAAGCGCCTGAATGCGCTTTTTTTACGCCCACATGAAACGAAGCCCGAGCAGTGCGACTAACACTGTCGAGCTTCTAACCACAACGATCAAGGAGGATCGAATATGGCTGAAGCAAAGCATAGCATGACTCTTGTATGTGCTCAAATAATTCCAGAGCGCGAGAAAGAAGGAAAGCCGCAGTGTGTATGTGTCGGATGCGGCAAAGAATACACGAATAAACGCGGCAATCGTAAGAGCGGAGAAGGAAATAAATATTGCTCTAGGGAATGCGCTTATAGTCATATAAACGAATGGGCGAATTGGCATAAGGTAAAAAGAGAAAGAAAAACAGCGCCCTTTTCAAATGTGTTTTTCAAGGTTTGTAAATGCTGTAACAAACAATTCGCAACGCGATGGGATAAGAAGGAAACGTGTTCGTCTGAGTGTGCGCATGATGCATCGCTTGCTAGACTAAGGCGCGAATACATCCCTGTTGATAAAAAATCAAAAGAGTGCGCTACATGCAAAAATCAATTTAAGACAAACAGGGAAACACAAGTTTATTGCAGTAGAGATTGTGTGCCAAAGAGAAGCAGCGCAAGAGACAGGGCAAGGCGGGTTGGAGCAGTATATGAAATAGTGAATGTAATTCGCGTATTTGACAGGGACGGTTGGCGTTGCCAAATATGCGGCAGACTTACACCAAAGAACAAACGTGGAACGATACATAAAAATGCGCCTGAACTGGATCATAGAGTGCCATTCGCATTAGGCGGATCGCATACGTATGATAATGTTCAGTGCGCGTGCAGAGAATGTAATAACAAGAAAGGCGGATACAAAATAGCAGGGCAATTACCTTTGCTAAGTGCTTGATATAGTGGGGGATTTAATTGTCTACAACATTAGCCTAAAGTACCGCGCCTAGCCCAAATAATCGCACATGCAAAATTATTAAAACGGTTTTTAAAATGGCAAG